AGATTCTGCACTATGCTGTTCTTCTGATGCACTTCAACGATAAAAACGCCAAACGCGAAACCTACCCTCAGTGATGAAACTACGCGAATCTATGAAACTTTCTGACAATACCCTCACTATCCTCAAGAATTTTGCTGGGATTAACAACTCTATTCTTGTGAAGCAGGGTACTAAACTCCGTACCATCTCTGTTGCTAAGAATATTCTCGCTGAAGCAGAGATTGATGAAGAGTTCCCTCGTGATGTTGCTCTGTATGATCTTAATCAACTTCTGAATATTCTGAGCACTTATACTAATCCTGGTCTGGATTTCAAAGAAGAAAGTTACCTTGCCTACCGTGAAGGCAATCGTCGGGGTAAGTATTTCTATTCTGACCCTGCCGTTATCATTGCTCCTCCCGAAAAGGAAATCAGTCTTCCAACTCAAGATGTTTGCTTCCAACTGGATAGCAATACCCTCTCTCAAGTTTTGAAAGCTGCTGCTGTTCTGCAACTTCCTGACCTGTCTGTTGTTGGTGGTGCAGGTGTAGTCAAACTGGTTGTCCGTGATAAGAAGAACGACACCTCTCACGCAGAAGAGTTTGTTGTTGGAGAAACTGACAAAGAATTTACCTTCAACTTCAAGATTGAGAACATCAAGATTATTCCTGGTGCCTATGACGTTGTAGTGTCATCCAAACTTCTTTCCAAGTTTACCAATGCAAAGTACAACCTCACTTATTTCATCGCACTTGAACCAGATTCTACATTCGGTTAAACTTCTTGAGTATTTAAGAATTCTTGGAAGTGCTCTTATCGTAGTTTCTTACTTTGTTGTTTTACACGTTGATGCTAAACTGGGTGTAGTGGTACACCTAGTTGCCGACTCGATAACTATCCCATATTTTTTAAAATACAAAATGTGGGATATGGTTATCATGCTCGGTTTTCTGACCACAATTGGTATTAGTAAACTTTTGTCATGAGTAGTGTACAATTTCGTAAACATCGTGTGTTCCGAGAGACACCTGATGTTGTGTTCTATGACATTTCTGTAGATGATTCAAATGCATCTGATCTTGTGGTTCATGAAGGACCAGCAATTTCACCACCAAACGATGTCATCGGTGCAAAGCAGTTCTATATCCACCATCATCAAGTGGACCATAATCGTGTCCTCTCAGGAGAAAGAACGTTTGAACTTGTGAACTTTGATTGGAAGTTTCCATATCACATCGTTCATCTCAACCGTCAGAGTGGTGCATTGGTGGTTCCCATCGGAACTTATCACCGTAGCACCTCTGGAGAAAAAGGTTCTATTGTCATCAACCAAGCAATTCGTGATGATGAGTTCAACCCAGATACAGAATTTGTTCCAGTTTCCGCTGGACAAGACGCTGAGTTGTATCGTATACTAGCTCACGAAAAACCCGTGATCCACAGCATTGGTGAATGAGTATGAGTGATTTTATTTGGGTTGAAAAGTATCGTCCTAAGACGATCTCTGAGTGTATACTTCCTAACAATACTAAAAAAACCTTTCAAGACTTCCTAGATAAAGGAGAGATTCCTAACATGCTTCTTGCTGGTCCTCCTGGTATCGGCAAGACTACAGTGGCAAAGGCACTCTGTAATGAACTTGGAGCTGACGTTTATGTCATCAACGGATCCGATGAGGGACGATTCCTGGATACTGTCCGAAACAATGCGAAAAACTTCGCTTCGACCGTCTCGCTTACAGCAACTGCAAAACACAAAGTCATCATCATTGATGAAGCAGATAACACATCCAATGATGTACAACTCTGCTTACGGGCGTTTATTGAGGAGTTTGCTGGCAACTGCCGATTCATCTTCACCTGTAACTACAAAAATAAAATCCTTGAACCCTTGCACTCGCGATGTTCCGTCGTTGAGTTTGGAATCAAAGGAAAGGACCGACAGTCCATTGCCGCCCAGTTCTTCAAGCGACTCCAAGAAATCTTGGATGCAGAAGGTGTTGAATATGATAACAAGGTCCTGGTAGAACTCATCAACAAACACTTCCCTGATTGGCGTCGTGTATTGAATGAAGTTCAGAGGTATTCTGTAAGTGGTAAGATTGATGCTGGTATTCTCGCTACGTTTTCTGATGTTGCTGTAAATGAACTTGTCAAGAATCTCAAGGATAAAAACTTCCCTGAAGTACGTAAGTGGATCGTCAGTAATCTGGATAATGATACTACTGTACTTCTCCGTCGCATTTATGACGCTTGCTACGAATCCTTGGTTCCTGGTTCTATTCCTGCTGCTGTCCTTGTTCTCGCTAAGTATCAGTATCAGGGAGCGTTCGTAGCAGACCAGGAGATAAATATGCTTGCTTGTCTTACTGAATTAATGGTGGAGTGTGAATTCAAATGAAGTACCCAAGACAAAAGAAGTCCAGAATGTATTATTACTTCTGGGCAGTTATGACTGTCACTGTTCTCCTAGGACAACTTTATGTTGGAACTGGATACCGTGCTCTGCATGGGAGTATGCAGGAACTATTGAATAGAGTTGACGGAATTCTTCTTCGTAATGATGATTCACCTTATGGAGATACGCTATGAGTCTTCTCAAAGTTGATAAGTCCAAATTGGCGGAACCAAAGGTTAAGACTACACCTGAAAACGTAAAAGAGTCCAATTTGGCGCTGTTTCGTGCTACAATGAACTTGCCCAGAGCCGCTAAGAACTGTGGGATGACTCAGAAGGAAATGAAATTGACCTTCTGGGAATTTTTGAAATACAATGAACCTGATTATGAAATCCCTGAAAACACCATTACGCTACCCAGGCGGTAAGTCCCGTGCTTGCACGAAACTTGACCAGTTCCTTCCCGACCTCCGTGAGTATGATGAGTATCGTGAACCATTCCTTGGTGGTGGTAGCGTAGCACTTCATATCACTAAGAAGTATCCGACTGTCAAGGTTTGGGTGAATGACCTGTATGAACCTCTGGTAAATTTCTGGAAGACTCTGCAGAGTGATGGGCAGAAGATGCGTGATGAACTTGTTCAGTTGAAGTATCGTCATCCTGAACCAGTATCTGCAAAGCAATTGTTCTTGGAAGCAAAGGAGTATTTGAATCATGAAACCAAACGGACTGAACCCTTTCATCGTGCCGTTAGTTTTTACATTATTAACAAGTGCTCTTTTTCTGGTCTCACTGAGTCCTCATCCTTTTCTGCCCAGGCATCTGATTCAAACTTCTCAATGCGAGGAATAGATAAACTGCCTGGATATTCTCAAATCAGCAAAAACTGGGAAATCACTAATCTTTCCTACGACAAACTTTTGGATGAAGGTTCTGAGAAATCTGCATTCATTTATTTGGATCCTCCTTATGACATCAAAGATAATCTCTACGGTAAAAAGGGAGCTATGCACAAGGGATTCGATCATGATCGTTTTGCCTCAGATTGTGATTCTTGCTCTATGGATTGCCTTATCAGTTACAATGCCGACCAGTTGGTTAAAGACCGATTCAAAGAATGGAACGCAGGAGAGTTTGACCTCACTTACACAATGCGCTCCGTAGGTGAGTACATGCGCGAACAAAAACAACGTAAAGAACTTCTACTTTTTAACTATGGATTTAAAGGACTGGCTGAACTCAATCAATCAGACCAAAAAGAACTTGCTTGATGAAGATCCTACTCTTGAAAAAGAGTATCCTCCATATATTGTCAACCGCTGTTTCTCCGGTCATTTAGACTGTATTATGTTTGCGAATGAGATGAACATTCACAACAGCATTCCAAAGAAAATGCAATATGATTTTTATCTAAATAGTCTGAGGAAAAAGAAGAGGTTTTCTCCCTGGCTCCGACAAGATAAGATCAAAGACCTTGATTATGTCAAACGTCATTATGGTTATAGTAATGAGAAGGCAAAGCAAGCACTACGGATCTTGACAAAAGAACAACTTACATTTATTAAATCAAAATTTGATACTGGAGGAACAAGATGAGTGTCGTTCAAGAACCTGAAGTGAAGTGGTCGCCCGAACAAATGGTTGAAGTGGTTCTTGGAGAACCTGATGACTTTTTGAAAGTGCGTGAAACTCTGACTCGTATTGGAGTCGCTTCTAGGAAAGAGAAGAAGATTTATCAGTCATGTCACATTCTGCATAAGCAGGGTAGATATTATCTGGTGCATTTCAAAGAGTTGTTTGCACTGGATGGTAAGCACGCCAATCTGACGCTGAATGATGTCCAGCGTCGTAATCGTATCGCACAACTCTTAGCAGACTGGGGTCTGGTAGAGATTGTAGATACTGATAAAATTCAACAGATTGCTCCGTTGAATCAAATTAAAGTGTTGGCATACAAAGATAAGCAAGATTGGATTCTTGAGACCAAGTATAATATTGGTGCTAAGAAAAAGAAGACTGAAGAAACAGAATAAATATAAGGAGGTTAAGACCTCCTTTTTTAATGAGTAGGATATTACGTCACGTAGGTAATAAAGACTTTAGAAGAACTCGTCAAAGGCAGATTGGTGAGCAGAAAGAACGTGCTGCTCAAAAATTAAAGGAATGGCAAGAAGCGGAAGCAGAAAGAAAACAAATAGAAGAAATAGCAAGACCTTTTAAGTCTGATTGGAGAGAAGAAACACAACTTCAAGAGAGTGATTGGACTCCTGTTGCTGGTTCCATTGCTAACTCTAGTGCTCAAACATTTCAATATACTGGTTTAGGTCCTGACGGACCTACAGATACATTTTCGGGTCTTGGTGGTGTAGAGGCGATGCCATCTTCAGTATCTGTAACTCAGTTTGGAGATACATTTGATGTTGATGCACCAAATTACAGTCAGTTGGGACTGCAGGGTTATGCACCACCACTTGGGGGAGTTCAAAGACAAACTCAACAATCAGAGAATGAAAGAATTGATGCTGAGATAAGAAAGTTAGAAGAACAGATAAAGCAACTTGAACAAAAAATATCTGATCTTGGTGAAGAACAAATAACGACTGAACCCCAATATACTGGGATGTCACATGGTGATTTCATTGATAGAACGAATGAGATCAATGATAAGTGGAATGAGAAAACTGGTCCACTTGGAATAATAATATACGGTAGTAGTTCAGAGTCAGAGAAAAAGGCAGCTTACGCTAAACTTGATGTATATGAACGTGCTCGTGGGAAAGAACTTGCTGCATTAGATGCTGAATATAAAAGTCAAACAGACTCACACGCAAAAGCAGTTGATGCTCATTTTATTTCTTATGCTGCAAAAATTAATTCTGCCAATCAAAAGCAAGATGCACTAAGAGCAAAAATTGAGGAGTTAGAAAAACAAAGACCTATCAACAAACAACTTGATGCTTCTCAGCAGGCATATCCAAATCTTCCAATGATGGGTGCTAGGGTCTCACCTGCTGCTGGAACACTTCAGAATTCTCTGTTTGACGATATAGAGGCATACGATAAATTAACTCTCTCTCAAAAGGACGCTGTTCTTAAGGCATATGAACGTAGTTTGAAAAATTTCACACCACCGCCTGCTCTCCGTGATTATAGAAACACTTCTCCAGTAAGTGGAACCGCAATGGGTGCCAATCTTGGAACTGCTAAAAAGATAATGATAGATTATCTAACAAAAGATTGGGATAATAGAGTTGTCGCAGACAATGAATATCTTGGGAGAGATTATATAGATAATCAATTCTTCAAAAATGTTATCTTTGATAATGATAAAACAGTAGTTGGTGGTGCTGACGCTGTTGTTGGAACTGGGCAACCTCCAAGAGTAGATCCTAAAACTGGAGAAATTGTTGTTAGAGCCAACTTTGATTTTAATAAAAATGAATATGAAGCATCTGGTGATCCAGAAAAGCAGGAATTTGCCCAACGGTTAAAGAGGTTTGGGGGTATGTCTGACTATGCGTTAGATGCTATTGTGGATGGTCTTCCAGGAAATCTTGGAACACTTGCTGGGATGGCAATCAGCCCGTTTGTCGCCGGATCAAAATCAATAGGTAGAGGAAATAATATTCCAATTGTTATTAGATTTACACCACAAGAATTGAAAAGAAAAAACAAAGAACAATACGATCAACTTGTAAGAATGGGGTTGATAAAGGAATCAACATTTGATAAAATTAAAAAACATCGGTAAACCGAACTTCTGATTTTTAAAAGCGTGCTATAAATAAGTGTGATTGCCTTCGGGGATCACACAATACAAACTCGCTTTTAAAGGAGCTAATAACCATGGGGAACTTAATGAAGTTTCATACGAAGGATCTGCCTGAGCTGATGGACCGTATAAATAGGTACAGTATCGGCATGGATAATTACTTTGACCGTCTTGGGACACTGCACGAGACGCAAACTAACTATCCGCCATATAATCTAGTTCAACTAAGCAACGTAGAATACCGCTTAGAACTAGCACTTGCAGGTTTTAAAAGAGAAGAAATTAATGTCTACACACAAGACGGCAAACTTTTTGTCGATGGAAAAAAAGGAGATGCTGAGACCGAACGAACTTATGTTCATAGAGGAATGGCTCAAAGATCATTCACAAGATCTTGGACCCTCAGCGATGAAACGGAAGTTAGATCAGTTACTTTTGAGGATGGGTTACTGATTATTGATTTGGGAAAAGTTGTTCCAGAGCATCATCAAAGGAAAGACTATCTCTAAATATTAAAGAATATCGTCGCCGCAGGGGGGCAACTGGCAAAATCCAGTTGATGCCCCTCTTTTTTTATGCTATAATGCCGACAGGTGATATTCTGACATGTCCGTTAAATTAGTCCTATTGAAGTCTGGCGAGCAACTCATCTCTGATGCCAAAGAACTTGTACAGGATGAGGTTGTTCACGGATACCTTCTAAATAAACCGCACAAGGTTGCCACACAAAAAGCACTCTTCTTGACTGAAGAGAATGAAGCACCTGATGACAACGTTGAGATTGTATTTTCTCCTTGGATCTTGTTGTCTTCTGATGATGACATCGTTGTTCCCAAAGATTGGGTCGTAACGATTGTGGAACCCTTGTCGTCTGTATCTGAAATGTATCGGGAAAAAGTTAATGAGCAAAGCAGTTAAGTGTCTCCTCGTTGATGTAGATAATGTTCTCATCAGTGAGGTTGTTGAGGTTGACGCAGAACTTGGTGATCCAAACTGCAAACTGGTCAACCCATATCGTTTTCTTGGTGAAGGTAAATTTGAACCCTGGCCAAAAGCAACAAATCAAAGGGAACTGATGATCCGGTCAGAAGACATTCTGACTATCGCAGACCCTACCCCAGAAGTTGTTGAAGAGTATCTGAAACTTACAGAATGAGATTTTACACGAACGTCCAAATGGTCGGGGATCACTTCTTGGTCCGAGGTTATGAAAATGGTCGCCATTTCATGACTCGGGAGAAGTTTTACCCGACTCTTTTTGTCCCATCTAACAAGAAAACAAAGTACAAAACTCTTGAAGGTGAATATGTTGAATCTGTTGAACCTGGAACTGTTCGTGATTGTCGTGAGTTTATCAAGCGATATGATGGTGTAGATAACTTCAAGATCTACGGAAACGATAGATACATCTATCAGTATATTTCTGAGAAGTATCCTGAAGAAGAGATTAAGTTTGATACTACCAAAATCAAAATCTCCACGATTGATATTGAGGTCAAGTCTGAAAATGGATTCCCTGACGTTGAGTCTGCCGCTGAGGAAGTTCTCCTCATCACTGTGCAGGACTATACTACCAAACAGATCCGCACCTGGGGTCAAGGACCTTTCAATAACAAACAGCAGAACGTCATCTATAAAGGTTTCTCCACTGAGTATGAACTCCTGAATGACTTCATCAACTGGTGGATGATTGAGGAAAATACTCCTGAAGTTCTGACTGGTTGGAACAGTGAACTGTATGATATGCCGTACCTAGTGCGACGTATTGACAGGATCCTTGGTGAGAAGTTGATGAAACGTATCTCACCCTGGGGTCTTGTCACAGAACGTGAGACCATGATCATGGGTCGTAAACACATTTCTTATGATGTTGGTGGCATCACGCAGCTTGATTACCTAAATCTTTATAAGAAGTTCACCTATAAAGCGCAAGAATCCTATCGTTTGGATTACATTGCCAGCGTAGAACTTGGACAGAAGAAACTGGATCACTCCGAGTTTGATACGTTCAAGGACTTCTATACGAATGGATGGCAGAAGTTTGTAGAATACAACATCATTGACGTGGAACTTGTTGACCGTTTGGAAGACAAGATGAAACTGATTGAACTTGCTATCGTTATGGCATATGACGCGAAAGCAAACTATGCTGATGTGTTCTCACAAGTTCGTATGTGGGACACTATTATCTACAATTATTTGAAGAAGAGGAATATTGTTATTCCCCCGATTGTCCGTTCAGACAAAGACTCCAAGTACGCAGGTGCTTATGTCAAGGAACCGATTCCTGGAAAGTATGATTGGGTGGTTAGTTTTGACCTTAACAGTCTCTACCCTCATCTTATCATGCAATACAATATCTCACCGGAGACCTTACAAGATACTAGACACCCTTCGGTCACCGTCGACAAGATACTGAACGAAGAGATTAACTTTGAACTGTATAAGGATACTGCCGTTTGTGCCAACGGTTCAATGTATCGTAAGGATAAGCGTGGGTTCCTTCCAGAGTTGATGGATAAGATCTATAAGGATCGCACCATCTACAAGAAGAAAATGTTGCAGGCAAAGCAAGATTATGAAAAGACCCCAACTAAGGCACTGGAAAAGGAAATTGCCCGATGTAACAACATTCAAATGGCGCGTAAGATTCAACTTAATAGTGCTTATGGTGCTATTGGTAATCAGTATTTCCGTTACTACAAACTTGCCAACGCCGAAGCAATCACCTTATCTGGACAAGTCTCCATCCGCTGGATTGAGAACCGAATGAACAAATACCTGAATAAGGTATTGAAAACTGGGGATGTAGATTATGTTATTGCTTCTGATACCGATTCCATTTATCTTAATATGGGTCCTTTGGTTGAAAGTGTATACAAGGGAAGAGAGAAAACTACTGAAGGCGTTGTCACGTTCCTTAATAAGGTGTGTGAGATGGAACTTGAAAAGTATATTGATCGTTGTTACCAAGAACTCGCGGATTACGTAAACGCTTACGATCAGAAGATGTTTATGAAGCGTGAGAACATCGCTGAACGTGGCATCTGGACTGCGAAGAAGCGATACATTCTCAACGTATGGGACAGTGAAGGTGTTCGCTATGAAGAACCCAAACTAAAGATGATGGGTATTGAGGCAGTCAAATCTTCTACTCCTGCACCTTGTCGTAAGATGATTAAGGATGGTCTCAAACTTATGATGAACGGAACTGAAGAAGATGTGATTGACTTCATTGACAAGTGCCGTGTTGACTTCAAGAATCTTCCTCCTGAAGAGATTGCTTTCCCTCGTTCAGTGTCTGATGTTGTGAAGTATAAGTCTCATGCTGATATTTACTCCAAAGGAACTCCTATTCATTGCCGTGGTGCTCTCCTCTTTAATCACTATATTAAGGAGAAAAAACTCACCAATAAATACTCACTTATCAACAATGGCGAGAAAATTAAGTTTCTCTATCTGAAGAAACCTAATATCATTCAAGAGAATGTCATTTCGTTTATTCAGGACTTCCCTACAGAACTTGGTCTTGACAAGTATATTGACTATGACCTACAATTTGAAAAGAGTTTTGTGGAACCACTCAAATCCATTCTGGATGCTATCGGGTGGAACGTTGAAAAAACTGTAAACCTTGAACTATTTTTTGCGTAATGGACTTTCTTAAAGAAATTGTAGAAGAGATTGGTGATGACTACACAAAACTCGCATCCGATATTGACGATACTGAAAAATTTGTGGATACGGGTTCGTACATTTTTAACGGACTTGTTTCAGGGTCTATATTTGGTGGTGTATCTGGGAATAAGATTACTGCCATTGCTGGCGAATCTAGCACTGGAAAAACTTTTTTCAGTCTCGCCGTTGTCAAGAACTTCTTGGATTCTAATCCTGATGGGTATTGTCTATATTTTGACACTGAAGCCGCTGTTAACAAGTCTCTTCTCGCAAGTCGTGGGTTAGACCTTGACCGCACTGTAGTTATCAATGTGGTCACAGTTGAGGAGTTTCGTAGCAAGGCACTCAAAGCAGTTGATATTTATCTTAAGAAACCAGCAGATGAACGCAAACCCTGTATGTTTGTGTTAGACTCTTTGGGTATGCTTTCCACAGAGAAGGAGATTACAGATGTTCTGAACGACAAGCAAGTTCGTGATATGACTAAATCACAACTTGTTAAAGGTGCTTTCAG